GGTTTTACTAAGACGATTGCGAAGAAGCCTACATCTGCGGTGTTCATAGTCACCGATTCAACAGAACGAACACCCATATCGCCACTCTGTAGCCCGATGAATGGACTCTCAGTAGATGTGGTGGTAGTTCTACCACCAAGAATTGCGCCAATAGCTGCTGATGTTCCTTGTACAAAGGTCGCTGTCCTGCCAGCTACTCCGTCTGAGTTTGTGTAACTTACTGTTACAGTAGAGCCGCCAGTCCGCGAGGCTAGTGACACAGCCATCATCTGAACCCCTACACCATCCGTGTATCTGGGTAGCGTTTCGGTGTTGTCCATCACCTGTGGGTCAAGTTCTGAGTCATCTATAGACGGGTAGTAAAGTAAGTAGTCGCATAAGATAAGTGGCATCGGTAATGCGGTAGTCACAGGATTAGCAATTGCCAGCCTACGGATATACTTCGTGGATGGGCTTACGTTTGCACCATGCATAATCCCCTCGTCTGTTGATTGAGCAATAGGAACTGCAATATACGGTGCTGAGTCGAACCACAGTTTAGCTTTAGGTTTACCAGGTGCAACAGCAAGGTCATACCACACCTTTGCGGTAGTAGTCTGGGAAGCTGTTTTACGCCAGAAATAACTCCTGGTTTTACCACTCAGATCAGCGTCTACAAGTTGTCGTATGTTGCCTAGTGCCATTACATTGATACCTTACTTTTACCCTCTAAACCTGCGTCTATATTGGTGACGACAGGTGCTTCACATTTACAAAACTTAACTAATTCACCATTGACGACCATTGCACCAAGTTCACACTTGCTACATTTGTATGGTGATTCCATAATTTAGTCCTCAGACACGCTTAATGCCCCTATAGCAAATTGCGGCTGAATACCACTAGAAACTGAACGAGATGCACTTAATGCACCAGAGTAGCAGATAACGCTACTTCCTGATACAGCCTTTGTGATAGAAACGTGCGTGATAGTTTCCGAGCCTGATGTACATTCTGGGAACTGGATTAGAGCCGCGTTACTAGCTGAGTTACCTGAGACTGTCCAGCCTGCACCACTTCTAGCTACAGCCTGGCGAGCGTAAGAGCCGTAAGCTGATTCGTTAGTTGCTGCTGTTCCTCCTTCGCCAGGGTCTGCGGTATGTAGGGCGATATAAAAACTCCCCGCTGTGGCTGAGTTCTGTAATCCTGAAGCATCCCCGACATCTGGTATGTCCGTGTTGTTGAATAGCAGTAACATTATCTCGTTCTCAAAAGAGTTAGATTTTGACATTATTTTCCTTTCTTAACGGTCACTTCACCGTTCTTGATTGTTATAGTTGCTTTTTGGATTTCTTCCTGTGTAAGACCGTGTTCACGACAAAGCTTCTCTTGCAAGAGACGAACTGCGCTGTCAGTCTTGGTCACAGTGGCTTTTAGTTCTAGTACTTCTGCCATGATTCCTCCTTAGTTAAATGTTGTTGCTGCACTCGCATATGTCTGCGAAGCGCGGTTTGTCCAAGCGGTTGAATAGCCACTCGCACCCGCAGCGAAAAGCCACACATCGGTAGCTATCGTTTTTCGCCGTATATGCCAGTTGCCATCTTTGTCCTCGTAACCGTAGTAAGCGTATGTACCCGTGTTCTCTTTGTTAGAGAAGTACCACCTAGAACCAACATCGCCCTCTACTGTTGAGTTACCAGATAGGGGTGTTTCACCTCGCTTAACCTTTGCCACAACGTCCATAAGACACGCGCCTGAGGTAGTCGTCACATCAATAGAGAAGTTATCGCCACCGTCGTAAGCGATGTTCATGTCGGTGAGTGATACAGATGTGTTGGTATTAGTGTCTTGGTATAGAACAGTCCCAAAAGGTGAAGTAACTGTTATGGTTCGGGATTGTGAACTAGAAAAGTTGAACTCTATTGAATCAAGGATATAGTCAGTAGACTGGTTAGAAGTCCCAGAGAAAGCAGCAGCATCAAGGTCAAAGGCTAGTGATTCTATGGCGTTTTCGATAGCCATAGCAGATAGGTTCGTTCCTACGTCTGAGCCGTCAGGGTTTACTACAGTTACTTGAGTAGGGTATTCGGGTACAGGGATTGGTCGAGTATAGACTTTCTTAATCTCGCCCTGTAATTTGATGAGTTCTTCAACAAGCGGTGTTAAGTCGGTCTCTTTTTCCTCGAGTTTGATGGCTTTTATTGCCGTTTCGAGCTTGGCAATTTCTGACTCAATACCTGAGAGATCAGGGGCTTCTACTTCTACTTTGTTATCTACTTTTGGGGTGAAATCAGTCTTATCTAACTTATCGACTAGCTTATTTACGGACGCTTCTAATACACCGTCTGTTTCAACGGTAATGTTCTGGACTGTTTTAATAGCTGAGCTGAAAGCTTTGGCGGCCTCTACAAACTTATCTGATTGTTCTTTGACTTCTTCTGTAGAAGTATCGTTTAGGGTCTTTTCAAGCTGTGAGAATGAATTATTAAGAGCTTCACAAACAGCTTGCCACTTCGTATCCCCCGATAGAGTAAGGTTTATAAGTTGTAGCTGGCTTTCGAGAGCCTTTATGTCGGTTGTTTTGGCTAGATCGGTGTTTTTGAGTTTAACAGTCGGCTCATGAGTAAGTGATTTCCTGGTATTTTTATCAAGTGCGTCAATAACACGGTTCTGCGTAGAGGCATGAAACGCTTTATCTTCTATTTCTTTACGCTTTGAATTAGCGACTTCTCGTTGCTGTCGCTGTTTTTCCTGTAGTTTTTTTACAAAAGGAGTAGACAAGTGGTTATCTCTTAACCACCAGACTAGGTTGCTCTAATTATACTACTTTTTAGCCCTAAAAGCCACGTTTCGCTTGTTCTTCTGCGTCAAGAGCTGCTTGAAAGGCGTTCTTCCAGTCGCTTACGGCTCTACCGTAGTGCGTAAGCTCTTGCCAGTCGATGTAAAAGGTCACTGTTTCGCCGTTGACTTCTTTACTGAGTGCGAATATTTGATCTAAACTGGCTTCTTTGTTCCAACCCCAGTACATATTTATGCCACCACCGCTTTTAAAGTCTCTCAGTATACCCTTTTTATTCTTAATAACCTTACTGAACTTTGGTAAGTTGTGCAGCTTGGTCATATCTTTCTGGTTAATCATATCTAGCTCCTTATTTACTAGCGTAAGAGCCTCTCAAGGCTCAAACGTCAGTCTATAAACCAAGTTTGCGTTCTATTTGAGTAGCACGTTCTTGTACTTCTTTATTCGTCAGGTTATCCCCAGAGATAGCACCTACATATTCAGTGCCGTTCCAAAACTGAAAACCACTCGTTGTCTTGCGGATAGTTAGCTTAGACACCACTTCTGGCTCTTTTTTAGTCTCAACTGTCTTAACTTCTTTATCGCTCATAATGTCTCCTTAGTTTCTTAGTTGAGGGGGCTATTACTCCCCCTCTGAAAGCCGCCAAGATTAGACTTGGAGCTTGATGTTGACACCGAAGGTATCACGAAGTTCGCTAACACCGTAGATAGTGTGAGCAGCAACTTTCGTACCCAAGTAGTCAACTGAGTACTCAGACTCAACAGTTGGGGCTTTTTGTAGAGCCAAGCCAAATGCTTCCTTGTGGAACATTAAGTTGTTCCATTCGTCAGGAGTCGGAGTAGTGTTGAGTGCAACGTTTGTGCTTAGGTACACGTCAATGCCGTATACGTTAGCTACAAGACCATTGCGTCCACCGTCTTGTACGCCCTTAGAACCGATTGCATCGTAACGAGTGAACTTGTCAAGCGCACGAAGATCAGCCATAGCTTTAGGGTGGATAACAAACGAACGGCCATCACGTGGTGCGTCAGCAGTATCAAGATACTCGATAGCTGTGATAACGTGTGCATCGGTCAACGCTGTTGTTGCGTCTACGCTCTGAGAAAGACCAGAGTATAGAGCAGCGATGTCGCTGTCGATAGCCTTAGAGATTGCATAACCAGCCTTGTCAGTGTATTCACTGCGAAGATCGTATCGGCTCTGTGCCTTTACAATATCTTCAACCAAGAATGGTACAACCTTGTGTTTGTTAATCGTGATTGAGTTTTCGGTTTCTGTGTTAGCTGCGAACGTAACTGCTGAACCTGCTGTTTTATCAGCAGCAGTAAAGTTAGCTACGTTAGGGATGTGAACTGTGTCACCACCGCTTTTTACGTCTGCGTCATATCGTTTTACGAGATTAGCAAGGACGAGGTTTGATTCAACAGCGCGTAGAATGTCACCACTCCACACTTCTGGGATCATAACAGCAGCAGTTGTTGGGGTAATATTTGCCATGTCTGCAATTCCTTCTTACTTGTTAAGGTTTATTGCAACGTTCCTTCCGCAACCATCTTGTTTATTTCAGCTAGATTTTCTGAATACCATTTAGTATCACCTGACTGTAAACGTGAGTTTATTTCAGATCGAGTAATCTTCGCTTTGCCAGCCATCGAATTGGTAGCTGACCCAGTTGGTGCAGTCGCACGTTGCTTACCAGCAAGCGACTCAAGGGCTTCACGCCCACCTTGGGATTTCAGCGATTCTGCATCATTGGCTCTCGCAACTGCATAAAGACTGTCTAGATCTCCTGCAAGATGCGGTTTCTCGGTTACTATTTGAGCCATCTTTGCTTCGTATTCACGAGCGTTAGGGTTAGCATCAAAGAATGACCTAAGGTTGTCTTTAATATAGAGTTTACGAACAAGTCTATCTGTGTCGGAGAGTGGTTGCCCAGTCGATTGCTCATACTGCGTTTCTTCTTCGTCCGCTACACTCTGCATGTTCTTCTCTAGTTCAGAAGCCTTTTGCCTTGTGCGTTGGTACTCTGCTTGGTTGTCTTTTGCTACTTTGAGTAGCTTGATTTCACGCTCTGATAATTCAGATGTGTCCTCAATGCCGATACCTTTGGCAAAGTTTTCCAGTTTTTCATCTACTTGGGGTAATGAGTCTTGCTCGCCCTCTTGAGATTCGGATGTCGCTGATTGGTCTGTAACGTCAGCAACCGCCGTAGTTTCCTGTTGTTCTGGTAATGCACCTTGTGCGCCAGAGTCCTCAACTGGACTATCGGTAGTGGTTTGGTCGTCCATGTGACCATCCTTTCTGTTATATTGTTAATGTCGCTCGCCAGTAGCGAGGGAGAAGTGAACCTGTCTGGCGGAGCTATTTAGTTAGTGTCCAGCACTTCTCCCTCATTACTGATTAGTGACCTACTTGTTGCCCCCCATCTTGTCGAGGCTTTGCTGTTGGCGTATATGGGCTATAACCCACTCGATACCGTCAGCAAACCTCAGGTCACCATAGGCAGCGACCTGAGACTTACTGGCGTTTCTACGTGTTTGGTCGGCTTCTTTAGCCACTGACTCCATGAGGTGTTTGCCCACTGTCGAATTAGCAAAATTACGGTACATCTCGGCTATTTGTTCTGTCTTGTTGCTCATTGAGTCGCCTGTTCTAGCATCATCATTTCTTCTGGTGTAAGGTCATCGGGTATAGGTGGCATATCGACAGGGGCTTCCATAGGCATTTCACCGCCCATCTCTGCGCCCATTTCGTCCATTCCAGCAGGTGGCTCTGGTGGTGTTAGGATTCTGTCTACTTCGTCAGGGTCAAGATCAAACATCTTCGGTAACATGACCTTCTTTAGTTCGTCTTGGTTAATTGTTGGGTCGCCAGATAGTGATAAGTAAATCTCCTTGGCTTTCATTACATCTTCGTTCTTGGTAGCTTTCACACTAGAATCAAGCTGTACACGTGGCTCGTAGTCACCTTGGAACTGCTCTGGGTCGAACATTTCCCACTTCACGCCGTCTTTACCGACAATACGCACCATAAGAGGGTCGTTGACGTATAACTTGACCATTTCAAAGACTATTCGTGCCAAACGATGGAATGATTCATTTTCTATCTGAGTTACTTTCATACCAAGCCGTTGGCCAGCCTGTGCTACCTGTGCATTTATCTCTGTAGCGGTGGTCTGTTGGTCACTCGACATGCCCTTTACAACTTCGTTAGAGGCAGTTGTTTCTCGTATATCGTTCTTAATCTCTTGGTCGTTGTTAAACGCTTCGTTTGGTAGGTTAGGCATTACGACAGGCTGCAAGTCATTAGCATCGAGTGGGAACACACGCCCAGGCATTGATTCGATTTGCTCAATCATGTCCGCCTTCATAGGGTTAAGCGTGAACATCGGGTTAAGGATGTAACTTATGTAGTCTTGACGTTGGTTGCGGTTATCGTTAAGTAATTCCTGTAGGTCTGCAATCTTTTCTACTTCACCGCTACCGTAGAATAGTGACTCATCAACATAATCTCTTTGTATGATGAACGGAATGATACCCTTTGCCTGTGTGTCTGGTTGGTCACGCATTGCTAACTGCTTCTTGTGCTGGGTCTTGTAAGGATTCTCGGCTTCTTCAATGAGTACAGAGCGGTTAGCGACTGAACACACCTTATCCTCTGTCCATAATTCCAGTACTTCTACCTGTGTAGACTCTGGGTCTGGAGCTGTTGAGCCATAGAATAAGTCTTTTTTCTCTTTGTCGGTTTCGTCACCACCCTTATTACTTTTACCCATCTGTATCTGGTCAAGATTCATATACTTTGGCTTTGTTTCGCCTGTTTCTGGGTCTACAATCTCAAATGATTCAAGTTCTGCTTTAGTCGTCAAATATCTACGTCCACAGTAGAAGTCAACTGGTGCGTTCTCTAGGTTAATAGCGTTCGGGTCAAAGAAGAAGTCTCTTAACGGTACATTGACCATAACAGGGTGGTCTATATCCCACATCAAATAGCCCACCCCTGTACCAAAGGTGAGCATAGAACGGATTAGGTTTTGTACTTTAATGTTCCACTGGTCTTTGTCCCAGAAGTAATCAAGTAAAGCGTTGAGTATTTCAGTGTTTTGGTCTGGTCTGTCTTGAGGTGGTAGGTAGTCAAATTGCGGTTTGCCACCAGCAAGGGCTGATACCATTGTTTCCACAGTAGAAAATACCATAGGAACAAAGACATCAGAGACACCATCATAACCACGCTTAACTCGGCGGTTACTGTACAACGAGTGAGAGTTTTCCCATCGTGTGTGGTAGTTTGATTGTGCGTATTTCCAAGAACGATTAAAAGAATCGACTACATATTTAACTGAGTCGTCTTTCGTCTTAGTCTGTTTGTCTGTCTTGTAAGAAGTTTTAGGCAACGTGGTTGTTCCACGCTCACCAGTCAGGTTACTCATTATTATACCAAATTATTGTTTGTAAATAAAGTAACTCCGCCAGACAGTGTAGTTTTTCTCTATTACCTCGCTTTCTTCGCTAGTATATTTTTAGGTGTATATACCTTTGGCTGGACAGTGGGTTGCTCGGTCATTAGCCCATAACGTGCTGAATCATAAATGTGATCTTCGGCTTTCGTATCAACATCTTCAACTCTGTGCTTGTCATACGGTAACGAAGGAATAGTACGAATAAAGTTAAGACATGAACTGAATACAATTAGACCAGGCTTGCCGTCTGGTTTCGGTGCTAGGTATTTGTGTAACAACGCCTTGCCAGCTAAACGGTCATTGTTAGCAGGTTGCCAATATACTTGATTCTTTTCAAACATCTTAGCCACTGAGTCGCCTGTATTGTGATCTCCAGCACCTTTCCATATAGCAGGGTCAGCCATGCCGTACCGTATGTTCTCACCAGCTTCTAACTGTTTGATCTGCGAGCTAAGTTCATCTATACCGACTTGAGATGTGTATAATTCACGGTAAATATAAACCCTATCTTCTTGAGGGTCTTTAGCGTACCAAAGAATAGCCGAATAGGTGTTATAGCCATAGTCCATGCTTCTCCATCTCGGCCAGTGTTCTGGTATCTGGAACGGCTCAACAACGTGTTTATCTCTCCGCCACTCAGTAAATACTTGTCCAGCGAATACATCCCAGTCACCCTCATATAGTGCTTTTCTTAGGTCTGGGTCGCTAATCGCCTTTAGTTTCTGCGAATACTGAGTAACAAAGGTCTCAATAGGATGGTCAGATACTTTAGCAGGTATGAATATACGTGTTAAGCCAGTCTCTTGATCTGTATACTTCTTTTCTGGCTCTGATACATCAATAAAGTAGGACTTAACCCATCCATGCCCGACACCGCCAGGGTTTGTACCAGCCATAAACTTAACTGGGTAATCAGCGTTAGATGTTCTGTTTCTTGTCTTTAGGTACTCAATCCATGCTTGAGGAAACTGTGTAAGCTCATCAACGAGGATTATAGGCATTTCTCTACCCTGATAACGGTATATGTCTGCGTCTGTATCGAGGTAGTTAAGGTTAATGACTGAGCCATTCTTTAATCTAAACTGTCTGTCTTGACCGTGCCATGTCATGTGACCAGCGTTTATATACGCCCCACATTGTTTATAAAGTTCTGGGAGTACAGTAGATTTTAATTCAGGTATAGTACGCCTGAATATATCTACAGGTATGCCTGGGTATTCGAGTGCTATCGTTATGGCTTCCGCTACAAGTGCGGCTGATTTTCCGCCTTAACCACCCGCCGCCCCGCCATAAAGTGTTTCATCAGCACTAGAAGTGTGAAACAGCTCTTGACGAGGTGACGGGCTATAGTCTGGTACGCGTATTTGTTTAGTCATACCATCTCCTGTGTACATTTAATCTTACGTTCATCCTGTCATGATCGACCTTCTTCATGACTCGTAAATTACTTGGGTGATTATTTAACGTATCAAATCTGTCAATGTGATCTACTACTTCGTCTGGCTCTAAGTACCTGCCAAGTTCTTTCTCCATGACAAGCCTATGTTCCCTGATGTAGCCTGATTTAGTAGCAAAAGGATGATCTGGTTTATGAATGAGCCTGTAGACTCTGCCATTCTTTCGTGACTGTGTATAGGTTTCACCTTTATAGTTGTGGGGAGTTTGACCCTTTTTAAACTCCGTACTCGGCGAAGTGTGCTTGCCTTTTAAACTTATGTTGTGGCAATCTTTAGAACAATACTTGCCCCGACCAATCTTTACTTTGCTTGGGTAGGTTCTAAACTCTTTATCACAGACTAAGCAATTCCTAATCATCACAAACTCCTGTTGTACTCATCCCTACCACGCTTATCGGTTTTATAGCGTTTCTTGAGTCGTCTGTATACCCACCTAGTAGGCATTGTTTGACCATCTACCACGTAAGGTAGTTCGGCTGTTTTCCTAAGTTGTTTAGCTTTAGTGCCTCTCATAAGTTCCTCCTAAGGATGGTAAGTCTGGCGGAGCATCGAGTTCCCTTACCACCCATAGCAATTACTTAGCTCTTGGTATGTCGTTAATGAAGGCAACGTCTCCTGATATTGTCTGGTCTATAGTTTGGTTTGGCCTACCCTCTAATCTATCGACAAGAGCGTTATAAGCCCGAACATCACCCTTCCTCGCTTTAGCTATCATAGCCATGTCCATTTGCTCCGCTACTGTAAACTGCTCTTTTAAGCCAGTAACAGGGTTTAATATCTCTTGCTCTAGTTCGAGTAAACGCTTTAGTCGTGTGGCCGTGTTAGGAACGCCCTTAGGTCTGCCATTTGGGTTGCCAGATACTCCCTTTGTGAATTGTGTTTCTTTAGGTGGGTCTTTATATGCCATGATTTACCTGTAATTTACCTGTTTTCATACCATCTGTGGTGTTAATTGTCGCTCATTGTAGAATAACCACTCAATCCTATCACTGACTTCTTTCTTGCTACCGCCTTTTAGTAAGGCTCTGTGATTCATAGCTCTGACTGGTTTTAACGGTGACTCGTAACTTGATAAGTAGACTGGTGCTTCTATCTGAGCTACCCATGAATATAGCTCATCATGATTTACGCCCTCTTTGTAGTTAGCGGTGTTGGCGTATGGTGGGTCTAGGTATAATACTGAGTCAATCGGGAATGACTTTGGGTCTATGGTCTTATAGTCTTTTTGGAGTTGCTGGAGTTGCTGGAGTTGCTGGAGTTGCTGGAGTTGCTGGAGTTGCGATAGCCTTTGTAATCGTTCTAGTTGCTGTTGTCTAAAGCCCTTTATAAACTTAGTGAACCGTAGTCGTCTAGCTGTAACTGTCTTAGCTTCGACTATTGCCTGTGGTAACTTAATCCCAAAGTATTCCTCTGCTTTTAGTTTGCTATCATTATCACAATAGACTATCCACTGCTCTACATAGGTTTTATTCTCATCTCCGTATAGGTAGCCTTGCTGATTATTACCGAATGTCCACGTAGTTTGAACTAAACCACCGAGCCAATCATCACGCTTTACTAGCTCTTTGAACTGCTGTTTATCAACTCTCTGATAGAACTCATCACTCAATACTTCACCTAGTTCATGTGGGTACTTATCAGGGTTCTTTTGTTCGTCTATAAGTCTTGTAAGTAAAGCTGATACAGCAGGGTTAAGTTCGTTATAAGTAACTGATTCAAACTGTGGGTATTGTAAAGCTACAAAAGATACAGCTCCACCGCCACCAAATATGTCATAAAAGTGTTTAGCGTTTGGGTGACGTTTAGTTATAAACCTTACTATCTCAGGGGCTAGTTTTCGCTTTGAACCCATATAAGGTATGCCAAGACCAGTAAGAATCTTAGTCATCGAACTCTACTCCACAGCTAGGGCATACATGTGTTGAGCGAGTATCATCACTGTCTTTCTCTGTCGGGTCTTTATCTTCTTTATCATCCCAATTAGGTATCTCAAGTCCCCATGCCTCTAGTTCCAAATGGTCGTAAGTTGAGCTAAGAATATCCCAATCCCATACACCATCACTAATATTAGACGTTACTAAATACTCCCTAACTTGCTCGTCTGTCCAACCACTTACGTCCTTAAACCAGTCATCTTGCAATTCTAGCTTCAGGTCGTTGATTGCTCTCCAACGTTGATTGCCAGCTATGATAATGCCGTCTTTGTGTACTATCTTGTTAGCTGTTAAGCCATCAGGGTTACGCTGTATCTTAGCTTTTAGTTGGTTAAATGCTTCTGTTGTTATCGTTCTGGGGTTGTCTGGATTTGGTCTAATATTCACTACGGCCTCCATTCTGTTGAGAACTTACCACCCATGTTTGATAACCTTGTGGGCTGTTCTCCTGCTTTAGTTCTTTTAAACTCTCCACATTCACATTTGTATACATCTTCTACTTCTCCTTTGTATTTAGAACGGTACGAGTATGCCCATTCATGTTTATGTGTCATTGCAACTCCATGTAATTACCCTCTGAATCAAACTCAGTAAACTCTATAGCTGTTCTACTTAGTTGAGCTAGTTCAGGTCTTTCTATTAGTGGGTAGCGAGGTTCAGCATGTGATTCCTCATAAAGTACTCTCTCTAGTTCTGCTTCCTCAAACCTTTGTGTGCGATTCATGAGTGCCTCCTGCATCTACTTGCTTTAATTTCTTTTAAGTTAGAGTGTTTATCAAACTTGGCTTCTACTTTACAAGCACAGCGAGTGTTCTTTAGTAATTCAAGATCATTGTAGATACAGAAAAGACAGGCTTCGTCTATGTTGTTATATCCTCCGTGTGTTTCGCATATCTTCATAAGAAACTAGCTATCCTTTGTAGGTTCATGCCTTCGACTACTTTAGATGGGTCATTATCAAATACAGTAATAGGAACTATTGAGGCACTAGAATACTTTAAAAGTTCTTCTCTGTGTTCGTCAGCGTCTTTAACCTCGAAGTCTACACCCTTGCGAGATAGGTATAGTTTTAATGTTCTACAAGGCGAACACTGAGGTCTTGAATATATAACTACCATTAGATACCCTCCTAGATAGCTCATCGGACGAGTCTAGCACGACTGGAGGGAAGAACTAGACTACATCCGAGAAGTAGTACACGCTCCTAACTACAAATAGCTAGAAGTGTACTTTTTAGATGTTCCTGCGGAAACATCCGATCAACTATCTTAATTTACGAGGTATTTTGTTGATTTGCGTTAGGTACATTATACCACAGATTACTTCAAAACAGTAGCTCTTTGACTTATTTTCTCGTATGATTCTTTAGCTTTATCAGCCCACTTCTGATTACGTGACTGCTTCCAAAAACCTGTTTTCACCGTCTTTTCGTATTGTTTACTTGCCATAATTACTCCTCTTTCTCAAGCCTTTCATACTGTGTCCTTATCTTTAGAGGTTTTGATGACTGTAAAGGGAAGACTATTAGTGTCAAATATTGGGCTTGCCCACTCAGTGTTCCTATCAAATGCTCTTATCTGTAGGTGCGGTAAGTTAGGTATGGCAATAGCTACTCTTGCTCTATCTAGTTCAGTGGTGAACTTAGCTTTTAAGTCGTCATATCTGCTTGCGTGTCTTGCTTTGCTGTTGGCGTATTCAGCCCCTACCTCTAAAACATAGTTCCATAACCATTGGTCTGATTCTTTATTGTTCATAGCCGTGCCTTTTCTGTTGATACAACTTCCCACTCATCGTCTAAATTAAATTCCTTGCGGGCTTTGGCTATACATTCCTCAATCGTTCCACCGTATTGATAGACTACTAATCCTCTCGTCTCTGGGTAGTCTGAATTGTCGTCAGATGTCTTTCTAAACTCTATTTCTGACTCTTGATAGTGTTTACTCATCTAGTTATTCTCCTTCTCTCCTATTAGGTTAGTTGGGGTAGACTTTTTGACCACGCCCTGCAAGGTATCAGCTAATAACTGGGCTAATTGGCTTGGTGTAATTGCAATACCGTCATCCTCAATCCATATTTCATACCTAGTTTGCTTTTTCTCTGGGAACGGCTGTCTTTGTAATACATAAACTGGCTCGTCAGAAAAGAACGCAGAATGTCCAAAAGATTTACTCACTTCGTCTGTCCTCCAAATAAGGTTTTCAGTGTTTGGCGTTGGCGTTCTTTTAGTATGTTGAAGTATTGTATAGCCTCTGGGTCGTCATATAGATAGTCTTTTGGAATATCCTCACCTATCACTTGCTCGTTAATGAGCTTGAATAGCGACTGCTTAAACCAAGTTCCGTTCAGTTGTCCTCTTTCTGTACAACTTTCAATTAATTCATCTATATTCATCTTCTATACCTTGTCCTCTTGGCTGGGAGTGGTGGCTATAATGATTTTCTTGTCGTGTTTACCGTCATCAATCCAGTGCATTTTAATACCAGCTTTAACAGGTGGCTCGCCTAATGCCTTAGCAAAACTGTTAAGCATATTAGTGGTTTGCTTGCCTAGCTTTCGCCATTCTTTCAGGTCAACCATAAAGTCATCAAATCGACTTAGAGGTATCTTGAACAGGTCAGCCATCGTTTCAAGCTCGTATCGTTTAGGTTCACTCATTGTTATACCTTATTCCTTTCTATAGTTATTGGTTGTGGGGGTTATAGCTGCTCAATCTTGCCGTCTGACCATTCAACTCTAGTACCATAATCAGGGTGTGCGTAAATATGGACTCGGTATAAATCTTCGAGTGAGTCCCACCAAACACAACTACCCTTACCAACTAGCCAACGCTGTGCAACTCTACCGTCTGAAAATACGCATAGTTCAAACTGCACTTGGTCTGAATCGTTATAGTTAATCTTCTCGGACTCATCTACGACCTTTTGTGCTTCGGTTCTGTAAACGATTGCTGTTTTAATCTTTCCCATACTATTCCCTTTCTTATTCTCCTTTAAAGTTTTGTACCGTTTTCTAGTGAGTCAGCCTTGTAACATAAGGTGCTAGATTTCCAGAACTTCGGATAATCTACTATGACTTCTGAATTTGTATAACCTCTGACTGAACACCTGTTATATGCGTTGAAGCTTGCCGACATCCACATCAGTACTACTAAAAACCATAAGATGAACCAGAGTGCTATTATGAACAGTATCGGTGTTACAATAAACTTAAATATTCTTTTATGTATAACCATCGTTATTCTCCTTTATTAGATTAGTAGCGTTCTTATAAACTAGTTGTTTCAAATATGCTGACATTCTCATGTTCTGCGGTATAAGGGCAATGCTAATTAAAATAATCAGTAATGAAGTCCAGTAGTTTATTGCTATTGAGGGCAAATTATTCATGTGAGATATTCCGCCTAGACACAACATCAACACCCAAGCGTCAAAAAACGGTGCTAAAAATAAGGTAGGAACTATATCCTTTGTAATTTCTCTATCAAGTTCTTTTTTATTCATTATTTCCTCCTTTAGATTATGTTATAGGCAGTCTGGCAGCGGTTTATCTGGCAAGCCAGCTTCGCTTTCACGCCTTATCGTACGATTGACGCTTCTACTTCGTGTCCAACAATGTTAGCAAGACATTGATACAAACAACCGCCAAGCTACCCACAATATAATCGGTTAATGTTCTTAACTAGGGAGTAGAGCAAAGTAGCCTGAACAGAATCTTTCGATTATTTTTCTAAGCTCTACTTGTTCCCTAGTTTGCAGAGAGTACACATTACGAGGTTTCCCAAGCAAGTTGTAATCTACTCTCTGCGTTCTTGGCGACCAGCACGAGCATTTGCTCCTTATCGTAATATTTCTGGTTACCAAGTTCTTGGGCTGCTGCATTTTCTCCGCTATATAGTCAGATCTACGCCACTTACGCTGTCACCCAAGATTCTATTTACTTATTAAAGTTCTTTCGCCTTACTCTTTAGTGGTTCAGCTTGTCTGATTAGCTCGTCAGCTTTGTCTAAGAGTTCTTGCTTTTTCTTATCGGCTTTAACTTCAACATCTATACCAGTAATTTCTCTAAATATAGATGGGTCGAAGTTCGGTAGGTTTAACACTTTCTGTCGTTCTTCTTCACTAGAGTCACGCCAGTAGTTAGCCCATGCTTCTTCCCATTCAAAGGTTTTGAGGTAACCGCCCCTTACAAAGAAGTTTGGGTCAGCTTTCTTTTCTTCGTCTGTCATGTCCGGTTCTGGAATCCATTTGTTTAGGTAAAATTCGTCAAAGTCTGGGTGATCTATATCGTCCCAAGTGAGGTCTGTTTCTTTGTTAAAACAACGTATCTTGCCTTGAGTAGTGTTGAATATACCTGTTTCTCTATCTGTGCTGTTCCCGTAGCCAGAGTTCCTGTTGCCAGAGTTCCTGTTGCCAGAGTTCCAGTTGCCAGAGTTCCCGTAGCCAGAGTTCCAGTTGCCAGAGTTCCAGTTGCCAGAGTTCCCGTAGCCAGAGTTCCAGTTGCCAGAGTTCCCGTAGCCAGAGTTCCAGTTGCCAGAGTTCCTGTTGCCAGAGTTCCTGTTGCC